AGGATTACCTGATACTTGCCCCGCTTCTTCGATTTCTTTTGTGACATCTCTAATGATTGCTGCTTGTTCCCAAAACTCATTTTCTTTAGCGTAATTAAGTGAATGTTCTAAAAAATTTAATTTTCGTCGATCTGTCCAATGTTCTGGCCAGGTCCAATCGTCTCCTCCCATATGATTAATAGATTCGACAAATACTGTCTTCATATAATCTTTAAGGATCTCGCCTAATGTTTCCATATAAAACTATTTTTATTTATTATATGAATATTTTTTAAAACATCCAAATTAATACAATCGTATTTTTTGCCCAGGCGTTAAATCAGTATTCCTTAACATGTTAAGTGATCTTAAATTGTCTAATGTAGTTGCATTGTCTACTGCAATTTTCAATAATTGATCTCCAGGCTTAACTATATAATATTTGCTATTAGTTGTTTTAACTACATCGTTTCTAACATATCCAGTACCAGATCCGTCAGGGTATTTAACTAGATACCATATCTTACTATCTTCGCCCTTTACAGCTTTAATTACAGTTCCAATTGGAGAAGCTGCCCTTAATTTATTATCAACATTATCAATTATACCATTATCGACAACCGGCGCTGTTCTTGTATACGTTTGTAAATTACCTGGCTTTGTATATAACATTTTACCAACTAAATTAGTGTTAGTTGTTTTTAATTTTTTTAAAAGGTTTTTTGATTTTCCTTGTTCTTTTTTCTTTGCAATTTCTTTCGCATATGTGTCAAATGCATCTGCATTACTTTTCATTCGTTTAACTACACCGCGAAATTTACCCGGATTTTTATAATTAGGATGGTTTAAGTATTCTGCAGAAACTTCACTCCATTTTTCAGCATTCATTAGTTTAGCTGCATTAGGACCTAAATCGCCTCGGTATACTGCATTTACAATTGCTCGTCTAACATAGTCAGGTAGTGAATCATATTTAGTTACCATCGCACGTGCGCGTTCTTCGTGTTGTTGAATTCCTTTTGTTAACAGTTCCTCAGCTTGATTAGCTGAAATTTTCGTGCCTGGTTTTAATTTTGGATATACTGATTTAGTAGTACCATACCCGATTGTAAGTGTCCCTTGAACTGCCTGACCTGGTTGTACAGCTTGTTTGGTTGCATCATCATATGCTAGATAATTTCCTTTTTCGTCAACCGGTCCTTCGCCTTCCCACGTTTTAACTTGTTTTCTAAAATCAGTGTCAGATGCTAATGCAGATTCAGTTAATAAAGATTTTAATCGTATCATTTGTTTCTCAACTTTTTATATAAATATCAATATTTCATATTCCGACTTAAACTAATATTAGGTTGCATTCGTATATCTCGATTAGACAACGTCCAAATTTCACCGTTTTTCATTGCACATACAAACAATAAGTCATGCTCTTGCGAATAATCAATAACTAAAAAAGCAAAACCCGACATACCATCAGATATGCGGGTTATTGGAATCATTGGATTGAGTTGCAACATCATTTTTTATGTTTTGAAATTTCAATTGCTGCTAACTGTTTCATTGCAGCTTTCTTAGTTGGGTGTGTGCCTAAAACATGATCTCCGGTTTTAGGTTTAACTACCCATTTACCATCGCGATGTTCGATACGCTCACCCATTACTTGTTTGAGATGATTTTGGAACCCAACTGGCACGAATTGTGGTTGTTGTGAATTATATTTATCTTCGCGTCCCATCGACGTAGTTATGAAGTGATATACTTCTTCTACATCGTCAGCTGAAGTAGCAATATGATCCACTGCCCATGCATGACCATTGCTTAACAATTTGTCTACATGAGCTGGATCCATTTGTAATAATTCAGTAACTGCGTGTTGTATGGTTTTTAAATTCTGAAAAAACATGTAATTGTCTTCTCGTTGTTCACACCCACATTCACTGATTGTTTTTTTCATTATTTTGCTCTTTTAGTACGTACTGACCAAACTGCTCCGCCTAGAGTTACTACTGCACCAATAATAGTTTCAACCGTTGCGTTGTCTATTTTTCCTTGTGCTACTGCAATACCTCCGGCAAACGTTAATACGTGACGAAGAATTCCTAATAATTGTTCTTGTGACATTTTCATAATTGTTCCTTTTTTAATATATATATATGATATTGATTACGAACCAGCATTACCAATCCATGCATCTGAACTTAAACTAGCAGTTACTGGCACACTAAATGTAAAATAATATGCAGATCCCGTGTCACCATTTGGAAATACTTTAACACGCAAACTTCCAGTTATTGCACCAGTACTAGTAGCTTCTGTAAACGTTCCTCCTGGTTCGGTGACTACTGCGTTTATAACATGTGCAAAGTCTAATGAAACTATACCAACTGGTTGGGTTGTAGTATATGTAAAATAATTAGGTGCATAATATCCGGGAATAGTTGGTGGATTAAAATCAATTGGATCTGCCGGAACTTTTGTCGCAGTTACGTCAATTTGTTGTGCTACTATTGCAAATGATGCACTAGTTGCTCTCGTTGCTGAAGTTGCAAGCGAAGCCGATGTGGCTCTAGATGCCGAAGTTGCAAATGATGCTGATGTTATTGATCCATTTAATGATCCATTGAATGAACCACTAAATGAACCAGTCGCTACAACCGTATCTGTACTAACTCCGCTTAATGCATCAATAACACGTGTAATATGTTCTGCTTCTATAGTACCCCCAGCTGAAATACCAGTTTTATTTATTATTGCCATTGTTTACCTTTCTGTTTTTATACATCGGCCAATTTTTTGTTTTTTCATTCATCCAAGCTTGGCGATCATCACACCCACAATCTTCATCTAATATTTGAGCAATGCGTTTTGCTAATTTATCTAATCCGGTTGAACTAGTGATTTTTTTTATATCGTCGCCTAATCCTTTACTTTGCATATTTTCTCCCATTATTAATAGCATTTTGTATTTGAATAATCATTGTTTGCCATTGTGCCGTATGTGGAATTTCAAATACAGTACGGCCCGGGAATGTATATTCTTGTTCTGGCTGCATCATTTGGTGATGTCCTGTTTCATCAAAAGCAAATACTGGATATGATACATTCTGCATTGTGATACTACCATTAGTAGTTGGAATGATAGTGCAACGTCCTGGATGCGACCATTGACCATTTGAATCTACGATTGCATTTGTCGAAGAAAACAACGTTTTCCACTGATCTGTTCCCATTGGAGAATGACCTAATATATGACCTGTAATGATTTCAGTGATATTGTGCATATCCTGTTCATTTACAACATGTTCTACTGTTAGTTTACTCATTATAACCTTTTTTTCTAATTGTTTTAAACGTTCTAAATAACCATTATTACGTAGATGTTTGTATGCCATATTCTCAACAGAATATTCGCCTTCTGCATCTAATCCAGTTTGTCGCAAATCTTTTAAGCGACGTTTTAGATTTTGTATTTTAAATTCTGCTTTTGGATCTTGCAAATCTAGTTTATCAATTTCATATTGGTATGGCTCAGCTTTCATTTCAATTGCGTCATCATCTACTGCGATTGTATCTGCAGATGGTTTTTTTATCCATTTACCTGACATTATAGAATACACGCCAACTGTAGAATGCATTTCTTGTTTAGAATCTTGAGCATATAACTCGATGTTCATGCCTTTATATTTTAATGGATAATTGTTATTCCATATGCTTTTTTTTGCATGAAAAAATTCACTTACAACATGATAGTTTGCATCGATATCTAAATAATTAATTAATACATGTAAATCGATATCGCTATGTTCGGTCCAATTGTAATTAGCATTGCTACCTATTAACAATATGTCTTTAATTTCCGAATCAATGCCTAGAAACTTATAAAATGCTTTTGCAATTCGAACCAACCCAACACGAAGTTTGGGATGAAGTTGTTCACCATCCCAAAGCTTTGGATTCAATGTGCTATGTGTTTCGTATTCATTAATCATGATTATCTCAATGTATCTGCATCTTTACCTGGAGTATACCAGTCGATGAAATTAGCTTTATTTAGAAATAAAATTTTATCTGCAGATGCTTTTGTTGAAGGATTTTTTAATATTTTTTTCATTTCTTCTTTACGTTTTCTTACATCATACTCTATAGATTGAGTCCATGTACCTTTCATAAGCAATAGATATATGTAATCAAAAATAATAGATTGTTTTTCATCTGGGTCATCTTGGTTAAGTTTAACACCTAATACTTTAGCATCTGGTGCAACTTCTTCTATAATAGCTTCTAACTCATTATAAATATTTGATATAAGTTTACCAAATGTCGGCATCTTTATTACGTTGATAACTCGCTTAGCATAATTAGAACCCTCTGGCGATTTCATTAATGCCCATGGTTTAGATGCATATGATTTTAATATATTAAACTCATTAGATTTCCAAATTGTCCATAGTATATTATCAGAATCGATGATTGATTTTATTAATTTATTTAACGAATCATTAACAGAATTAGCAATCGCATTTTCTTTACTATTACTTTTCAAAAAACTTAAAAATTCTGATAATGCTAAGCCGCCTTCTGTTTTATTTTTGCTTAATGTAAATATATATTCGCCAGTGTCTCGTATATAATTAAAGAATTTTTGTTGTACAACCTGATTTCCGTCTGCTAACTTGTATAATTCTTTAGCTACGCCAGGCTTATTTACACTAGCTTCAAATGCAGCTACCATTGATTTACCAGCATCGCTACTCAATAAGGCAGTTCGAAGCAATAAGTTTAATTGATTACCCGACCCCTTTACTATTTTAGCAAATCGTTTAGCCATTTCATTTTCTAAATTAATAGCTACCTGCGGTGAGATTTTATCGATAACTGGAAGTAACCCAGAAGTAAATTTTGACCATCTGACACCACCTAGTTGGGTCATTTTAGCAAAGAACGATGTAGCTTCGTCAGCTTGCGATAATACCTCAGTTGCTGCTTTAACCGGAGCTACTACTAATCGTCTGCCCTTCACTGCTGCAGCTACTGGTTTTGCTAATTGATCTAATGTACGGCTACCAGTACTTAAGAATTCTGCCGTAAACTTTAAAAATGTATCCATTGATTTATATGTTGCTGTGGACATTTTTTTGCCAGATTTCGAAACGTAATAAACTACTTCTTTTCCTTGTTTATTGAGTTTAGTAACAGCACGGTATTGTTTTAAAGTAATACTTAGATTTTTCATTGCTTCAAATGCCGGTGCCATTGCTTTTCTTATCTTATTTACTCCGGCAGCTGATGGTGTGCCCCCCTCTACTGCTTTAAATGCTTTAGACCAAACTTCAACTGCTGCAGTCCCAGTCGGCGCACCAATTACTTGATTTATAATTTTAGAAATATAAGCTCCGGTTTCTGTTCCTAACCGTATAGAAACTTTAGAACCTACACTTACAAATGATCCAACAAGCGGAATTGCACCAATAACAGTTAATACACTATCTACTTTTTTTCCTCGATCCCAATACCACCAAGCATTATATAAATCTATAGCATCTCCATAAAATGGTATGAATCCTAATATGTCTAATGCAGCCTGTGTAGCATCTGCTAATGCATCGCCTCGTTTGTTCTTTTCTTTAGCAGACCAACGATCAAATTCGATTTTTTGTTGTTTACGTAGTTCTTTTGATTCTTTACGTTCTTGATATTCACCCTCTCCTGGCTTTTTTCCTTTTTTAATAGTGCCTAATACATTTGGTCCACTTATAAATTCCATAGAATTTCCAGATAGTTTCCATGTTAAGTTTTTTAGTGGATTATTTTGACTTTGAATATCACTATTTGGATAAAAAGTTAATACATCGCCCGATGATTGAGTTAAACCTGATTTACCGCGCGGGTATGAATAACCGCTATTTGGATCTGGCGGTGCAGCCGAACCAGCTGCTTTTTTTGCTGGCGCCCACCACCATGGCATTTTTAATTGCAATATAGTTTCATTATAACCACTAGGATTCGATTTTGGAGTAGCACCCCAAGATTTCAATAAATCCCACGCTGGTTTTTCTGGACCGGTCCATGGATATTCTGTTGTATATTCAGAGATTAATTTAACTTCTTCTTTAACTATTTGTTTTAAAAGTTTTTTTGAATTAGAATTCATTCTGTATTACCTTTATGTTTTATATAAATATGTTTATTTCCAAAAGAGCTGAATCATAATTATACCAAATGCTAATGTTAATGACAATGCCGTTTTAATTGTTATGGTTTCTGCTTTAAATAAATAAGTCATTATGCTGAATATGATTATTCCAGCCGTAAATGAAATAAATCTGCTAGGCCAAAAGTTTCCGTCAAACCCGGTAACTAATAAAGCTGTTGCTTCTTGGAACAACCAGGTTATAGGAATACCTAACAGTAAAAGACCCCAGCGCCACTCACGTGCCCAGGGCCATAATAACGGGCCATTAACTTGTAACCATACTAGTATTTGGCCTATGATAAAAATAAAAAATCCTAAAATAACATGTTTATAATTCATATACTTATTATAAGTATTATTTTTCGGATTTCAAATCTCTTTCTCCTTTATGATTATCAATTTTGTCTAATATAGTATTTAACAAATCTGATTTGATTAATCCAATCATGGAAGCATTTTTCAAAGCACTTATAAGTTGAAATATTAAGAATGGCATCATTATAGTTTCACTTAACCAGGCTGTTCCTTTAAATCCTTTTTTTACCATTAATAAAACCTTCTTTAGTATAAATATGATTTACTTATAAATGAATCAGATTTTTTTCGTATGTTTCGGTTGAATATATATTTATTAACAGGTTACCTAATTCAAATGTACCTGGTTCTGCTGAATCTGCAATTATGTCAGCAAGTTGTTGAATATATGCAAAATCCTGATTTGTTAGTTGATTTACATCTAATTCTACTATAATATCATTTTCTCCTTGTGCATCATTTAATTCTATAGTTAACACTCGTTTTGTTAAATCGAATTTCGTATTTGGCTGTTCTTTATCAATATATTCGTCGATTATAGTATTAACTGATTGCTCTATGTAAATTCTATCACACCATGGCTCTAATAATTCTAAAATCTGCGAATTGCAGTTTCGAACAACAAATGCTATGTTATATTTAGGTGCATTGTTTCTGTTACCCCATTTACGTAAAAAGTTTCGATTTGAATTGTATTCAATTTGTTGACAATCAGTAGTGGTTCTAGATGTTTTTGAAACAAAATGATATACTGCAGCACGGCTAACTTTATGTTCAAATCCAGCTAATCGATATCGTCGATGCAAATCATCATCTTCACAAAACATTTTAAATGTATATCCATCGATACCAATATAATCTTCTCGCATGCATCCAAAAAATAATTGTGATCCGCCATCAATTAAATCATAATCCAATTTATAATTTGCAAATGTGTCAGAATTAAAATTTTCTAATTCAGTTCCACAATCTAATAATACCTTTCCTGGATATATATCATTAAAAATAGGCGGTTCTATGCGTGTATATGTGGTAATTCTTTTTGGTTGAATATGTTTATCCATTTGCTCAACGAAGCCGGGAGATAGTATCATATCATTATGTAACAATATAATTTTATCTCCCGTTGCTCGTGTTACTGCATTATTATAATTTTCTCCTAGTGTAACAGAATCATTTTCTTCAACTATAACCTCTACAGTATCTCCATATAAATTATGTATGTTAGAAACAATATTTTCTGTATAATTTCGATTTTTACTGGTGGTTGGTATTATCAGTGATATCATGTCGTATCAAATTTATATCATTATTAACCATTATTTTTACTAATTCTGAAAAACTAGTTCTGGGCTTCCATCCCATATTTTTATGTGCTTTTGAAAAATCGCCTAATAAAACATCCACTTCAGCCGGACGTAGATATCTAGAATCAATTTTAATATACGGAGTCCAATCTGATATTCCAATCACACTAAATGCTTCATCTAGAAATTCTCGTATCGACCTAGTTTCGCCTGTTGCTATAACATAATCATCGGGAGTATCTTGTTGCAACATCAACCACATTGCTTCTACGTAGTCTGGCGAATACCCCCAATCTCTTTGAGCGTCTAAATTCCCTAATGAAATATGATCATCTAATCCTAAATGAATTCTAGCAACGCCATTTGTTATTTTTCTAGTTACAAATTCTATACCACGACGTTCGCTTTCATGATTAAATAAAATACCAGAACATGCAAACATATCATATGATTCTCGATAATTTTTTGTTATCCAATGTCCATATAATTTAGCTACACCATATGGCGAACGCGGATAGAACGGAGTATTTTCAGTTGCTGGATTTTCAACCATACGCCCAAACATTTCAGAACTAGATGCTTGGTAAAATTTTATTGTCGGATCATATTCCCTAATTGCTTCTAATATTCGTAATACGCCTAATCCGGTAACATCGGATGTAAATTCTGGTGTATTCCAACTTTCTCCAACAAATGACTGCGCAGCTAAATTATAAACTTCATCTGGCTTTGATTCTTTAAGACATCGTAACAATGAATTTTGATCTGTCAAATCTCCTTGTAAAAATGTTATTTTATCTTCAAGATGTTTTGTATTAGTTCTATTTTTAATTGAGGATCGTCGCTCGATCCCATATACGGTATATCCTTTATCCAAAAGGAACTCAGCTAGATGGCTACCATCCATACCGTTTATTCCAGAAATTAATGCAGTTTTATTCATATATTATTTTATTATATTTTCGGATCCATCGATAATAGGAATTCCTATATATTCGCCATTTGGACCATGTTGTGGCAATCTTCCATATTTTTCTAAAAATCTAGTTAAACTACGTTGTTCATATGCTTCTAAATGAGCAGGACGTTGTTTCAAGTTATCATCCGGAAATCTACTTGTTCTAGATGCAAAATGATATAACATAGATTTACTAGTAAGTTTAAATTCATATCCTTCATTAATCATACGAATAAATAAGTCAGCATCTTCCCAATACATTGGAGCAAATCTGTCATCATTACCTCCTATATAATCCCATGCATATTTACTAATTACACCACTTACCCCCATAGGAATATCATACATGACATCATTTAAATTACTAAATTCAGTGCTCCAATCATCAAAACTATCAGAGTCAAATGTATTGTGATATTCTCCAAATGTATCGGTAGACACCTTTATTACTCCGGGTCTACTCACCGGGTCATTAAATATATCTGGCTCTACTCGATAACTAAATGTCCATATTTTATCATTTGCACTAGACTCGCATAAATCAACTAATTCTTTATCCCAATTAGGAGACATCCAAAAATCTGAAGATAAAAATCCGATATATTTAGTTTTAACTTTACTAGCACAAAAATTCATACCGCCACCGATGCCACGCGGCACTTCATTTTTTTCGATATAAATTTCTAAGTTATATTTATCTTTATTTTCTAATAACCATTCATCTGTACCGTCTGTGCAATTTTCTGCGTGTACGATAAATGGCGCATTTGTATAATAACTATTTTTCCTAACAGACTGAATTGCTAGTTTTAAATAGTTTAATGTATTAAATGTTGAAAGTGTAAATGTTATCATTATTTTATGTTTTTAATATACCAATCATATGCTAATTTAATTCCTAGATCTAGGTCTACTGTTGATTGCCAACCAGTATTTTTTAATTTTTCACACGTAAATCCTTTTCTAAAATGTCCTTCTGGTTTATTTATATTATAATAAATTTTACCAGTAAATCCTAGTATCTTAGCAATAAGATTTGCTAAGTCTTTAATTGAAATTTCAACTTCACTGCTACAATTATATAACCCAGTATGATTACTAGTTATAAGATCGATACATGCACGAGCGACGTCATCAACAAATACAAATTCTCTTAATTGATTACCACTGCCCCATATTTCAACATCGGTATTATTTTCTTTAGCTCTATCAAATTTATTTAAAAGCGCAGCCATTACGTGAGAATTTTCTGGATGATAATTATCACCCGGACCGTATATATTATTTGGAATAACTACTGCATATTCTAAACCATATTGTAAATGATATGCTTCGCACATTTTAATTCCAGCAATTTTTGCAATTGAATAATGTTCATTAGATGGCTCTAAAAAACCTGTTAACATTGCAGATTCTGGAATAGGACTTTCTGCAAGTTTTGGATATATACACCCACTACTAACAAATAATAGTTTTTTAACTGAATATTCTTTACATGAATTAATAACATTACTCTGCATCATTAAGTTATCAAATATAAAATCGGCACGATAGGTCATATTTGCATGTATTCCACCAACTTTTGCAGCAATTAAAAATACATAATCTGGTTTATTTGTTTCAAAATATGTATTAACAGTTATAGTATCTCGCAAATCTAATTCTGCCTTTCTAGGTGTTAGTAAATTAGTATAACCTTGTTCTATTAACATCTTTACAACTGCACTACCGACCATTCCCCCAGATCCAGTAACTAATATTTTATCATTCTTATTCATATATTAATTTATTTATTTGTTCAAAACATAGTTTTTCATAATGTTTATATAATTCACCTCCACGTGGAGTACTAGTTCCAATTCGTTTCTTCGGATGTGAACAATTATGGCCTTTTAATCTTGTTGCAATATGGTATTGCGGAATTCCATGTTTTTTCATAAAGCATTCCATATAATAATCATGGCCACCTAAATGAACATTTTCATGTATGAATGGTATAGGAAATCCTATAGAAACTGCAGTCATACATCCATCAATTTTAGGATATGGTAATTGTATTAGTTCAGGATCATACTCTTTATTAAATTCATCTAATTCAGTTTGTGTTATGTAATGTCCAACACCATATGGTTCAGGAGTATTTCGTTGTGGCTCTTCTGGTGGTCCGGTTCTTGGTATTTTTTGTATATATGGATGTTCTACTATATCCCAAGTAGAATCCCACATTTTTCTATTAGCTAATGATATAGTATGTGGGTGATTTATATCAATGTGTTGTA